GAACCCCAACGAGCGACCTTATATTTAAATGTCGGTGCAGAACCTAATTGTATAAAAGGCCCTCTGAGCCAAAAATTTACAAAAGGATACCCTACTGTGGCTTGAGATGTCTCAGCATAAACATAGTATGCACCGCCAGCTGTTGCATCAAATGGCACACCTGTGCCAATTGATCCTGTGCCACCCGCATCGTGATTCCACCTACCGTAGTAATTGCCATATCCAGCATTAACATCAGTAAATGAAACAGATGTATAAGCATTAACATTACCTGTACTTGTTTGCCATCCGTAAACATTTGTGCCTTCGTTTGTTCCAATGTTTATAAATTCAAAAGTAAAGTTTGCAAGATTACCAGTTACACCATCACCAACATATATTTCATCTAATTGTATATCACCTGTGTAACTATTACCACTTACATAATGAAAAACTGGTCTTATCGTTGAGTTAGCAAATTGCTGTAAGTTTGCAGTATTAGATACAACTCTCTCTTCGTACCCATAAATACCCGAATTACCGCTTACTGTATCAAGGACTATACCAGATAATCCAGTTTCACCAGCAGCAGCGCTGGTAATTACATTTGCAAGAAAACCGTAATCATTACTTGAAAGTGATTGGTTTATATCTATTTCATTTATGAGTGTTGTTGATAATGTAAAAGTATTCTGATGAGCTTTTATATCAGAATCTACGGCTGAAACTGCGAAAGTAGTTTGTGCATCACCTGACCTACCTACAACTAAGTCTGAAACTCTAAACCCCGCACCACCAAAATGTATATTAGCATTATCAGTAAATCCACTTCTCACAACTGATATTTCAGCTGCACCTTCTTGTTCAAAACCACCTGCGGTGATCGTAACAGGGTCACCAATATTGTAACCAGAACCACCATTAATAACCCTAATTAATTCAAGTGATGATGTTGTATTACATGAAAGATCAATAATATTATTTTCTTCATCAATAATATCTGTTAATATTTGTTCACCTTGAGAGAAAGTGCCTGTAATTGTTTTTCTGTTTAAAAATACCTCTATCGATCTTTGTGATTCAAGCAATCGTGGCACAGATGATTCAACTAAAGCTGTAGCATTTGATGTTGCACCTGTAACTTTTCGATTTTTTAAAATAGACTCTGAGAAGTCCAAATATTCAATTCGTATATCTGCGTTTACGGCTGGTGGACTCGTAAATATTATTTTCTTTTCTTCTTTTCTTGTGTGAAATGCAGCTGCTGTATTTGCATCTGCAATTGAATATTTTCGATCACCATTTACTCTAACAACAATTTGATCTTCTGTTACTCCTTGTGCCAGTTTAAAAGTATTTGTTGTACCATCACCAACATAAAAAGATGACACAGCATCTCTAAGTCTTAAAACTCTTTCAATTGTAAAATCACCATCTGATGCTCTTAATATCTGATCTTTAGGGAATCTAATATCAAGTTCTTCCCCATATAAAAGTCTAAACAAGAAATCAAATGACTTTTTATTACCCTTTGCTAAATATGCCGGTAGAATATTTTTTATCAAGAACGCCTTATCAGCTATAGCGTCTTTAGGCACCAAATTTGCGTATGTGTTTAAAAAATTATCTTCAAATGCACCTATAGAAGTATCTACATCTTGAACAAATCTTAAATCTTTTGATATTCTTGTAGCATCATTATTTTGAGTGCCTTGTTCATTTTCAAGAAATTCATAATACGCTTCTAAAAAAGAAATAAAGAGAGGATGTTCCTCTCTTACAAACTCAGGAACTTGCTGATTAACTAATAAAGATGTCTTTAATGACGAAGTGTTTGCCACATGAGCCATTAATCTACTACCTCAAGAGTTGTTGTAATAGCTGTGCTATCATTTACATCAATTGTAACTATGTTATTTCTAGTCGATTCTACGACACCACTTTCAGAGCCTATCGTAAATCTTAATAATCCATCAGCTGTTGAAACACTTGTAATATTAACAGGCTCGATTGTTATAACACCTGTCTCATAGTCTATCTCACCAATACTATCATTAATGATTTGTCTATTACCATCTGTATCAAAGAAAACACTTCTGATTGTACCATTTCTTGAATCAACTGCGGCTGTGGCTTCACCGCCAGACCCATTACCACCAGTTATCGTTACTACAGCCGTTGTATAATCAGAACCTCTGTTATTTAATATTATTCTAGTGATTTCACCATTTGCAATTTCAGCAAAAGCGGTTGCATTAAGACCATCACCGATGATTGTTACATCTGGTGCCTCAGTATATCCAAAACCAGGATTTATAACTGTTATTCTTGAAACACCTGTCGATGACTGTGGTACTTCTTCAAATTGAACAGTTCTTGCTGTACCACTTGCATCAAACCCACCAAATTGACTTGATACTAATTTTTCATTTGTAGTACCTCTTTTTAATCTTTCACCAAAATCTACCCTATAATTGTCTGTGCCAATTGTAGGTGTAACTCTTTTTTGTAGTCTAATTGATGTTTCAGAACCGAGTATAGCATTTGTATCTGTATCATCTATAAATTTAGAAAGCTTAGACAAAGAAAACTTACTATTAAATTTACTTAAATTTGTGGTGTTATAACTTATGATTGAATTTCTAACTGCGTTTTTAAATGCCTCATCCGAAAGAGTTGTCTTTTTGCGATCAAAAATTATATTTGTTGTAGGTAATATAAAAGTGAAGTCGGGGTCAACTAATTCTGATTCAACCGATATGATTGCTTTTGGTCTAATTATTTCATCAATAATTCTTTGTTTCTCAGTTTCAGACACAAAAAAGTTATCTTTTGGTTTTAAAGATATAAAGACTTTGCCATATACTACTGGAATATTTTCTTCACCACCCCATACTGATATAGAGTCAATACTTGGTACTTCTCGTAAAATTGCTGTTTCGTAATCTTTTTTTGTTACAAGTCTGTTTTGTGTTGTGAATTGATTTGGTGCAGAGAACTTTATTGAATCAACTGATTCTTTATCAGACCCACCAGATGCAGCTGAAACTGATGTGAGTGTTATTGTTGTGTCTTCACCATTAGAATCTGTTATGCTGGTTTTTTGAACAAAATTATTTGCTTTGTTAGCAGCTGTGCCATTTGTTACCAAATATGTTACGGTTATTGTAGATCCATCTCCTAGTTTTTTACCTACACTATCATTTCCAAAATATATTTCAAAATTACCATCTCTATTTTCACTTAAAAAATACACTTCCGATGCACCATCAACATCAAGAGTGTCTTCAATTTTATTGTAAATTTTAACTGATGTGTTTGATAATGTATCTTGTACTGTAACTTTAATTGTTGTTGTGTCTATGCTTTTATCTGGCAACGTAAATACTTGTTTTGGATTAGACGATTGAACAAAAGTAAATTGATTAGTTACAAGTTGGCCCTCGTTTATTGCCAAATCTGTGAAAATATACTCACCTCTATCAGTTTTTGTTACAGTTGTATCTTTTAACACAACAAAGTTATATGATTTACCATCTATTTGATCTGATAAAAATGAATAACCTTCTTCAACTGTACAAGTACCAGCGTGAAGATTTGCTACATTAGCTGTAAGTGTGATTGTTGCAGTTGGTGACCTTTTTGAATGTGGTGTGTAACCTAAAGTTTTTGCATGAGACACAGCAGATTCACGGAGAAGAGCTGTATCTAAAAAAGCTTCATTTGCAACCATGTTTAAGTAGTACGCATTATAGTGAGTATTATAAGCTAATATATCTAAAAGAATAGACATACCAGAACCATCAAAATCGTAATCCGAAAACTCTGATTGTTGTTGTAAAAAAGATTTTAAATTAGTCTTGATTGTATCAAAATCAAGTTCTGTTACTCTTAGGCGATCTACCATTTATCTTACTCTCTCTAAAAAGAAATCTACTGTAACTGGGTCTGGGTTGTTTATGAGGTAAAACACTATTTCAACTTTATAACCGTTTTCATCTGGAAAACCAGAAGCTGTAACATCTCTCAATTGAACCCTTGGTTCAAAATTTTCTATGGTTTCTGTTATCTCTCTCTCAAGCAAAGCTGCTGTTGCATTATCAACCGGTTCAAAGAGTAATCTTTTCAAATTAGAGCCTAAATCTGGCTGAAATGGTCTTTCATAATGATTTGTTAAAACCAAATTTTTTACTGAATTAATTATAGCATTCTCATTTTTAAACTTATTAATATCTTTCGTAGTTGGATGCACATTAAAGTTCAAATCCAAGTCTACAAAACCTCTATTACTTTTTATTGTTATCTCTGCCATCTTTTATTTATACCTAACTTCCAACAATTACATTAGGAGAACCACTTGTAGCGTTCGGTGAACAATGAGATGGTCCAGATGGGCATAAGGCATCAGCAGAGGCTGAATCACCATTTTCTACAATCATTGTGCCTCCCACAAATACTTGATTCACCGATGCGGACAAAGGCCCGCCACCATGACTATTCGGGTCACCATTGATTGAAACCAATTTACCATTTGCAAAGACATTCTTACCTTGTCCTGAAACAGTAGATGCACCACATGACCTTGAGTCTCCGTTTCTATGTACCGCAGCCATTATGGATTCAAATCTATTCTAGGTGCTTTGAGTGTCATATTACCCTCCGATTCTAGTGTATATGTACCTTTTACAAGTATATTTGCGTTACCCTCTATCGTCACCGTTACATCTCCTTTGACGAGGACACTCTCGTCCCCGACTACCACCGAGAACTTGTCTTTCTGTACTCTCTCAACCATAGAACCATCAGGACCGTACTCCATGTAAGAACCTGCACGGTGGTATAAGTGAACCCTCTCATTATCTTTGGTATCGTCAAATTCTAGTGCGTGGCCTGACTCAGACTCATACACATTATTGTATGGGTATTGTGCATTATAGTATGGCGCCCTTTCAACTGATGATGTATCATTTTCTGTTATGCGGCCTGTTTTAAGTGATACCACCGAGCTCGTATTGGCAGTTTCATTTCTTGCCAGCCTTGATGTTGTAGGTTCATCTATGAGTCTAGGATAATTATTAGATGTTTCATTTGGTTTAACTGGTGCCAAGTCTATCTCTTCTTGAGTCCTAGGATCATTAAATGCTTCCTGAGGATTTGGTACTTTAAGTGGTATATTTGGAAACACACCGAGTATAACTGGGTCTTGTGCTGATTCACCATCAAGAAAGAAACCAAACACCATATCACCTTCTTTTGGTGGATATGGATTAGGATTATTTACGGGCAACATCAACTGAGCCCATGGTAAACTAGAAGTTGGCACTCTCATTTTATCATTTGGGTGCCAGCCAACACATCTCACTCTACAACGGCCAAGTCTAAGTGGGTCTTGTCTATCTTCAACAATACCTGTCCACCAAACGAAACCTTCTTTACCTAAAAATTGTTCTTGTTCTTTCATTATTGATAACTCTCTAATACATCATTTTGATCTCTCGTGTTTGATATTATATCATCATTCTCTGATGTGGTTGAAGCGACCTCTATAATTGATTCGTGTTCAGTTTGTTTTAATATATGTCTAGCAGATGTGATTAAGTATCTACCACTTAAATTTTTATCTCTGTTTTCTTCGTTCTTATCTTTTTCTCCAAAGAAAGGCACATTCACATTTACATTAAATCCTGAAGATAATTGAAAATTACCAGGCATAACTAATTTTAATCTTTTTGAATTTAAATTTTCAAATATGGCTTTTCTTTGAAAAGCATAGTCTTCAGTTTTAGTACCATACGATAATGATTCTGGATCATGTGTTTTTACATAATCACTTAATTGTCTTGCTGTGCTAAATGTATCTAAAACTATTCTTGAATCATACATGGCAGAATTTAAAATACCATCTTTATTTTCAAATGAGCTAAAATTTGGTGTTCTATTTGAGTGATTCATATTTTCGTAATGGTCTAAGTACGACAACTTCCTTCTTGAAATCATGCGAGTTATTGGGTCGAACCCAATAAATGTGCCAGCATTAACACCAGCTCTTTGTTTTGCAATTGCATCATTTTGAGCAACAACCTCGAATGCTCTTGCACTAGATAGTTCATCGAATGCTTTGCCCTTTTCATTTAAATTTTTAGTTTGAAATTTTATGTCTAATATATCGGGCTCTGATAAAAGTTTTGATATAGTACAAAAATTATATCCAACTAAGTTTTGAAAGAACACAAAACCTGGTGAGTTATCAAAGTTTACAGATTTTCTTGCAACCCATTGAATAGCCTCAATCGGCCTTAAATTAGGTATAATTACATCACGAACACCTGCCGTTGGCTCGTAAATACCACCTAAGTTTGTTGCGGGCACTTTTAAATAATCAATCAATATTCTTTCAACCATTTGTGTATACGGCATCCTGTACGATTGATTAACTCTTTGTTGGTCTGAGAAAAGTAGTTCATCAGAAACAAAATTTAAAACATACTGTTCTTTGCTTTGACTTGTTGTTCTTCTATCTGTTTGTTTGTAAATTCTAAATGCCTTTTTTATATGTCCAATCTCAGAACCCTCTGACTTTGATATATCTATCAATAGAGACTCAGAGCCATCAAATATTAATTTAGAAGAAAGTCCGGTTGCATCACTAATTACAATGTTACCACTTACGGTAGGTATGAATATAGAGTCATATAAATTTAGTTCTAAAAATATTGGAGATATGTCAATATTACCAACTTTTGATACAATGACTAATTCGTTTACATGATATTGTTGCGAATCGGTTACAGTAAGACTCACCTTAAAAATACCCCTTTAAATTCTTTTTCTAACTCCAAAACAAAATCGCTTTTTAATATTTTAATTGATCTTTTTTCTTCATTTTCATTAAATTCGTATGTGTAGTAACTTTCAGTTGATTTCGTAACCTCTTCTGTAACTATATTACCATCATTTAAAGTATAACTGTTTGTAGTAATACCCACGCTAGCATAGGTATTTGCATCGATTTCAAGTTTTTCTATTGTTTGATTTCTACTGCGAGATTCTCTATTTGATGCACCAGCAGTTATAGTTCTTGTTACAGTTTTAAAGTAAGCATGAATATTTGATTCATCAAGAGCCCATTGTATACCTGTTTCATTATTTGCTGTATCTGCATTTGCTGTGTATTTGTCATTAACATATTTTATGAATGTATCTTGATTTAAAGGCCAATCCCATTGTGGGTCTACAATTTGATTAACAGCTAAAACAATCCAATGTCTCTCTGAACTTCCATATATTTTATCTGCAATAATTTCTGGTGTATCTGTATCTTGAACATCATATGGATAAAATAAATTTGTATTTTCTAATAATGTGGGCTCTATCGTAAATCTTGAAATGATATTTGTAACTGAGTCAAGACCTGGTGAGTCATCACTTGGTGTATAAAATGTTTTTGGAAAGTGTCTAAAATATTTTGCCATTTAACCCCCTTGAGCTTTGTTTTGTTTTAAGACACCCGTGCTAGTGTATTTGTTATTTTCAGAACCTTTTGCACCATCTTCAAGTTCAAGGTCAGTTTTAGTGAGATAAGTTGTCTCTTGAAATTGTAAAACTAGATTTACTGCAAATGGCATACCAGTACCACCTAAAGTTGGACTTACTTCACCCGGTACTTCATAAAAACTTGCACCTTGTGGTGCGTAGTTAATATCTATTGTTGTGAGAATACAAGCTGGTGCAATTGCTGGTATGTTTGGGTTTTGTTTACCAGCGTACATAAATTCTATATCAAACTGTGATGGTGGCACTAAGAAACCTGCAACTGATGATTTTTCTGGTGCTTGGTGAAACTGAAACTGTTTTAATATTTTTTGTACCTCTAAAGCCTCTCTCTCATCTCTAGGATAGAAAGTAAAGTCAAACTGAAATGACCTAAAATTAGGTGAACGATAAATCATCTCTAACATAGGATTGATAACAGTACCCGTTGCTTTTAAAAATGCTAATTCTCCTGCACCACCACCTAATGCTTGAGCTGCTTTAAGACCAGCAAAACTTCCACCTTGCTTGAGTAAATTAGAACCCACTTCTTTTGCAGATTCCTTAACCTTCCCGGTTTTATCAGCATCCATAGCAGCTTCAATACCTTCTTTTATCTTTTGATAGTTTGATTCACCTGCAGCTAATAACTGACCAGGTATGCTATTACCAATGTTTAACTGTTCATAACTTTGTGTGAAATTGAACAACAAAGTATCTGGCATATACAGAGTTATAGCTGATATTGTTCTTTTAGTAGTTTGTAAAAATTCTAAACTACCGCCAGATATTTGTTTTACATTTGTTGATATGATACTTCTAGTCTTTGCTGAATCACCTCCGATTGGTAAACTTTTTTGACCAAATACATTGTTCAAACCAGATTGTATGTTGCCACCAACCTCGTTTATTTTTGAACCAATACTACCTAAAGCACTACCAACTTGATTAATACCACTTTGTATTTTACCTCCTATACCACTACCAAAGTTTTGGTCTATACCTAAACTACCCTTAGCGGTTGAAATACCTTTTTGAATTTTGTTTGTGATAGATGCACCGCCAGCCAAAGCAGATGCTTGTTGTGCAGCTGTATTAAAGTTGTCAGATGCTAATTCACTAGGGCCACCAGCTCCGCCACCAGCTTGTGTTTTATCCTGTTGTCGAATATAAAAAACCATATAATGGCCTTTATCTGAGTTACCAATGTCTAATGGAAAACGATAGTTTTTATTATTATATTTCGATTCTGTAAGTGGTGCAAGAGGGCCTTTTCTAATATCATTGCCCTTACCAATTTTTATATCTCCGAGTGAAAATAGCGACATTGTTACTCCTTTTCTTGAATACATATTATTTATGACATATAAAGGACGATTTACACCTCAAAACCCAAAAAAATACAACGGAGACTCAAGTAATATCATATATCGATCTTCATGGGAACTTCGTGTGATGAAGTATCTTGATGAGAATCAAGCCGTTGAGTGGTGGGCATCTGAAGAGTTGCCAATACGGTATCGTTCACCAGTTGACCAGAGAGTTCATCGTTACTTTCCAGACTTTATTGTCAAGACCAAAAAGAAAACATTCATATTAGAAGTAAAACCAGACCATCAAACAAGACCACCAAAACAGAAAAGAAGAACAAAGAAGTTTCTACAAGAGGCCGCTACATATGCAGTAAATCAAGAAAAGTGGCGTGCAGCTGATATCTTTTGTCAAGAAAGAGGCTGGGAGTTCAAACTTGTAACAGAAAAACATTTAGGATTGGCATAAATACCTGATTAACAAGGAGAACTAATGTCATTTTCACCTAATTTGTTTTTATCAAATATGACCGCAAAAGATGGTCCTGCAAAACCATCAAGATTTGAAGTCGTATTACCAATACCACCATATATCAACCAGTTTGTAGGTAATTCTATTATAGAGAAAATATTGAACTTTCCGAACTCTGTGATTGGTGATATAACCGATGCTGTTAGTCAAGCCATAGGTAAAGATGGTGGTGATAGTAACGAATATTCCAGAACCTCAAACGCATCACTCTCAAGATACTTAGCACTACAATGTGAAACTGCTGAGTTACCAGGTAAAACATTCTTCACAGCTGATGCAAAAATATATGGCCCAATTTATAAAGTGCCATATCAAAGGTCATATAATGATATTAATTTAACCTTTATTTGCACAAATCAGTTTTACGAGAGAAAACTTTTTGAAAGGTGGACTGAAGCTATCATGCCACCAGATACAAATAATATGAGATTTCCAAAGGGTGAAAAATCAAGATACTATACACAAATTAAAGTTATACAATATGATGAATTGATTAAAAGAATTTATATTGTAAATCTAGTAGATGCTTTTCCGGTTGGGATTGCACCACAACCGTTGAGTTGGTCTGATGATGGTTTTCACAGACTATCTGTTTCATTCGCATATCAAAAATATGAAACAGTATATGAAGGAGGTTATGACCTTGGTCAAGCAGCCACTTCTTTGCTCGGAAGTAAAGGTGCAAATTTGGTGAGAAACATTACTTCTAAAATACCAGTACCAAATATACCATTCTTTTAATTTAAGGTGAAAAATTATGATGTTACCAAAGTTAGATACGCCAACTTATGAGTTAAATCTCATATCAACTGGCAAACCAGTTCGATACAGACCATTCTTGGTCAAAGAACAAAAATTATTTTTGATGTCAGCTGAAACAGATGACACAAAAGAACTTATAACAACAGTTAGAAATGTTTTAAAAAATTGTTTGTTAGATGAGATAGATGTTGATAGTTTACCTTCTTTTGACTTAGAGTATTTGTTTATGAATCTTAGAGCAAGGTCGGTTGAAGAGATTGTAAACTTAAAATACAAATGTAACAACAATGTTAAAAACGAAGAGGGTAATGATAAAAAATGTGGTCATGTAGTTGAATTTGATGTCAATATATTAGATATTCAACCTACTACACATAAAGAGCATACAGATAAAATTCAAATCACAGAAAAAGTTGGTGTGAGAATGAAATATCCAACTTTTGAAATGTTTGAAAAGTATGACAAGTTAAATCAAAATGAAGCTATGTTAAAAGTTTTAATTGATTGCATTGATTACATTTATGATGATGAACAAATGTATTACTCTAAAGATACACCTAAAAAAGACATAGAGGAATTCATAGATTCATTGCAACAAAAAGATTTAGAAAAGTTCAAAGATTTTTTTAATACTATGCCTGAAATAAAAAAAGACTTAGAGTTTAAATGCCCTAGGTGTGAGCACGAAGAAACAATTACTGTAAAGGGTATGCAAAATTTTTTCGTCTAATCTTTCGTTATGATACATTGAAAAACTACTATGAGACAAACTTTGCTTTAATGCAACATCACAAGTATAGTTTGTCTGAGTTGGAGGATATGATACCGTGGGAAAGAAATATCTATATCGCTCTGTTAGTAGACTACTTGAAAAAAGAAAAAGAAAGACTTGAACTGCAACAACAAATGCAAAGAGCTAGGAGATAAATGGCAATAAGCAAAATAATCGCAGATGAGTTGAAATCGGATCTCAAAAAAATTGTTGACCCAGGTAATATTCGTCAAAAAGTTGTGGGTAAAGTTTTTGAGGGTGATGATATATTTGCGAGAGTTGGCCGAAAAGCCTTTGGTGGTGATAAAGAAAAACCTGCTAAAAAAAGTGATGTTGAAAAAGTAACGAAACAAATTTCATCAGATGTAAGTAATTTAAATACTTCCCTTAAAGCCATGGTTGAAAGTTCTTCAGTTTTACCTAATATGGCCAATGATGTGAGCATCATAGCTCAAAATATGCAACAATTAGTTGAGTTGAGTAAGCCAGATGCAGATGACTTTTTTCAGCAAGAAGATATGGAAGAAGCTCAAAAAGAAGCAGAGAATGTTGAACCAATCAAAGTAGAGGCTGAATCTGGTCAACCACAACAAACCAAAAAGGGTGGTTTTTTAGGTATGTTACAAAGTTTTGGTAGCGCCATAAAAATGGCTTTTGCAAAACTTTTTGACCCTAAAAAAATACTTAAAGCAGTGCTTAAAGTTTTTGTAATTGCAACTTTAATTGTAAGTCTTTTTAAAGGTATCAAAGATGGTTTTGATAGATACAGAGAAACTGGTAATTTATCTGATGCACTTT